TAAGCACGCAGGGCCAATCTTTTAAAGACATCCTAGCCGACTTGTTAGCGGGTACTTCTGTAACTGTTGTAATGACTACCAACAGCAGCGGCGACCAAAAAATGACTGGCTCAGCATTCTTTAGCAGCTTGTCTTTGAGCGCCCCCAATAACGACAAAGCAACTTTTACTGGCACATTGCAAGGCACTGGCGCTTTGACTGTTGGCACAGTGTAATAATTCTTTTACTATATTTGTGCCATGAGCACAGAAATTAAAATAGGGGGTGCTAGTCATCCCCTTTTGTTTAACATGAATTCGCTGCGCAATGTGATGCAGCTTGCAGGCATGGAATCGTTTGCAGATCTAAACATGCAAAAGGACCTAGCCAAGTCTATGGACTTTGCACTAGCTTGCGCATTTTACGGAATCGTTGAGGGCTACGAAGCCCAGGGCGAAAAGACACCATTTGCATCGGTTCAAAAACTAGGCGCAGCCATTACAAAGTTTAGCGAACTATCGCCAGCACTTGACGCTTTTACACAAGCCGTTACGGACTTTTTTGCAACCGACGAACCCGAGGGAAAGTAACAGCCAAGGGCGACAGCGCCCCGCTTACTTGGCGCAAAATTGAGCGCATTAGTTATGGAGAACTTGGGCTAAGTGAGACCGAGTTTTGGAAATGCACGCCCCACTTTTGGCGGTTAAAACTTGAGGGCATGCGTGAGGCGCAGACGCAAGCCTATAGAAACCAGTGGGAAATTACACGCTGGGCCGTTGCCACAACCATGGCACCACACCTGAAAAAACCCATCGAGCCCAAACGCTTGTTAACTTTTCCTTGGGAGGAGCGCGACTATATTAGTATAGAGGAGGCAGTTAAGTTATATTCGCATGTCTTTGATAAACTTACACCAGACGCGATAGCATGAGCGCCCCCATTAAAATAGCCTACAACATCCTCAGCAATTACTCAGCGCTCACGGCGTTAGTTAGCACAAGGATAAACCCGTTACGAATTCCGCAAGAGTCTGCATTCCCTGCAATCAGTTACAACCTTGTCAGCATAATTACTAGCCCCACAAATACGAGCCACAGCCGTACAGACTTTGCACGGGTGCAGGTTAATTCTTTTGGCACTACATTCGCAAGCGCTACGGCGGTCGCTGAGCAAGTAAGGGCAGCGTTTGAGGCTGCTACATTGCCAGCAACTTTTAACGGCGTTAAATGCCAAACAATAGAACTAGACAGCGAGGTGCAATTAACCGACGACGAGGCAGGGTTTGCTGGAGTCTACCAAGTTTCACAGGACTTTATAATTAACTATACTAGATAATGGCAAGGTCCTTAAACATAGTAATCGGCGCAGACATTGAAAAGCTGCAGAAAGGTTTTAACGATGCCGTTAGTGTAGTTCAGTCGAGCGGCAAGAAGATGAGCGAGGCGGCCGCAGAAACCGCTAAAAGCATACAGGATCGCCTTGCGTCTATTGCCACTAAGAACCCGACGGCGGGAACTGTTCGGCAGTTGACAAACCTAGCCATGGAGGCCAGGGCTTTGGGTCCTGAGTTTGCCGGGGTTGCAAATCAAATTATACAGCAAGCGGGTAGAATTAAGGATAGCATTGGCGATGCACGGGCTGAGGTTGGATATTTTGCAAGTGACACTAGAAGACTCGATGCGGTCTTGGGTGGAGTGCAAGCAGTTGCTGGGGCGTTTAGTGCGGTAGAGGGCGCTGCTGCTTTGTTGGGTGTAGAAAACAAAGAGCTACAGCAGACAATGGTAAAACTGCAAGGCGCTATTGCGTTGGTTAATGGAGTTACTGCAATCCAAAAAGCACTTGAACAAGAATCTATGTTCATGAAGGGGCTTAGCACTGCAGCAACAAAAGTGCAGACATTTGTTTTAGGGCAAGCAACAGTTGCAGCCCGTGCTTATGCCGCCGCTTTGGTTGCCACTGGAGCAGGTGCTATTATTGCAGGCCTTGCTTTAATTTATAGCGCATTGCAAGACAATGCAGACGCAGCAGAAAAAGCAGAAGAGGCACAAAAAAAATATGCCGATGAATTAGCAAAAAGCAATTCTCGAGCTGTTAAGTTTGTAGAAAGCCGTTTAAAACAACGCGAAGAAATCGCAAAGAAAGAGGCGCAACTTGCAGGCAAAAGCCAAGCGGATATTTTAAAAATTGAACAAGCTTATTTAAATAAAAGAATTGCAGCCTACAAGTCTATGCAAGAAGACGTAGGCGTTGAGTCGGAGCTATATGCTGAATTAGCAGAAAAACTACAACTTGCACAAGATGAATTAACTTTAAAAGGTTTAGATATTCAAATAGAGGCTGCTCAACAAATAAGAGCAGAAAGAAAAAAAGGTGCAGATCAAACCAAAAAAGAAAATGAAGAAATAGCCAAGAGCGCCGAAGAAACTGCAAAGGCAGAAGCTAGTTTTGTAGAATGGTTAGAAAAGAAAAGATACGAAGCCGGAGAAAAAGCAAAAAAGAAAGCCATTGAGGATGCTAAATTATTAACAGCGGCAAATCTACAAGCCGGCACTGCAAACACGCCCGTATATTTAGACGTAAAAATAAATCCCGTCAGTTATAGCGAAGCGGCCAAAGACATACAAAAAGCAACGCAAGCTTTAAACTCTGCTTTTGCTACATTGCAAGCAGATGCAGCCGCGTCGTTTGGTCAGTTCCTTGGTGATCTAGCAACAGGCGAAAAAGAGGCGGGCAAAAATTTCGGCAAAAATATGCTTGGCGCTATTGCTGCTTTCATGGATTCTTTGGGTAAGGCTTTAGTTGCTACAGCTTTGGCTTCCCAAGCTTTCCAAAAATTAGTTTTAACAAACCCAGCGGCGGCGGCGGCGGCTGGTATTGCTTTGATTGCAGGCGCAACCATTGTGCGCAATTCGTTAAAGCAAGGGCCAGAGCTTAAAGCCTTTGCCGATGGTGGTATTGTTAGCGGTCCGACGTTGGGTCTTGTTGGTGAATACCCAGGGGCAAGTTCTAACCCCGAGGTAATTGCACCACTTGACAAATTGAAGGGAATGCTAAACATGAATAACAACAACAGCGGGTTTATTGCAAGTACTACAATACAAGGCCGAGACTTAGCAATAGTTTTGGAAAGATATAATAAAGACGCACGCCGTGGCTAGAAAATACTTTGGTTCTTTTTATTCCGTGACAGGCAAACTGCATCGCGTTGAGATTTGGGACGGGCCAACAGGTACGACTCCAGAGATACAGGCAAGTCTTTACGCCGCCCGAGTGCAAGCCGCAGGGGGGTATCAGGAGGGCGCAGGGTGTTTGCTTGAGAAATTACAAGGTCTTAACGCCTCTATTGAGTTGACGCTTGGAGGCGTTGGCTACGAAATAGAACGCGAAGGGCAGGGCGACACCTTTTATCAAAATGCTATCCGCCCTTCACGGTCCACATCTTTTTGGGTCATGCCATCCAATACTGTACTGGGCGAGTTTAAAGCCATAGCCACAACCTCAGAACAATTTTGGGCTGTGCTTATTTACCAAGATAATTCTTTGGTGCACGTGGGCCGAGTTCTTGCAGATCAAATGACATTCCAACGCGAAGCCATAGAAGCCAAGCCTGTTATTTCTTTGGGTGCTGTGGATGGTTTAGAATTGCTAAGCGGTTACAAGGTAGAATCTTCGTGGTTTACCGATGGCAAAATAACTATAGCACAGTTATTTCGTCGGTGCTTAGATGAGTTGGCGCTCAAAGATTATTGGGTTGTAGCGGGAACTGAAACAGATTATTTTAGAGACGCTGTTGCGCCGTTTTCTTTGGATGCTACACGCAAAGGGATTGACCTTTTGCAGGTTGATTTAAATACATTTGTCGACGATTACGACCAATTTAAAGATATTAAAGCCACCGACATTTCTGCTTTTCAATATGCTGAGAGCAACATGATGGATTGCAAGGCTGCACTGGAGCAAGTTTGCGAAATCTTGCAAGCTAGATTTATGCTAGAGATTGGGAAGTATTGGCTTGTTTCTGCAACTGAGTACCTAGATTCAACCGTTGCCTATCGGCAGTTTAATTACACGCTGCAATATATTGGAACCGGTACCTACACGCACGCTGTGCAACTTGGTAACGACACACGCCCGCAATGGATAGCCAAGCCCTCACTCAGCTACCAGGCCGCTGCTAAATATGTGCAGATTGACACAGAGCGAATGCTAGGTGCTACGGCTTACAGAACATACGCAAACCAATCCGATACTTTTTTTGCCAAAACATTTACAGGCGTGCCAACTGGAACAACGCCAGACGAAGCACCTTTAAGAATCCGCTTTGCTGTTAAATTTGCACGGCATACATTTACCACATCGCCAACGGGACCAGAGGATAAATCGGATGTAGCAATTACAATTTATTTAAGGGATGGAGGCACTGGCTACCGGGTGTTAGATCTAAATACTTTGCTATGGGTTAGCGCTGCGTCTGCGCCTACTAGTACATTTATTGAAACGATTGCAAACGACTTCCAAAATAGCAACTGGACCAGCTTTGTTTTTGACAAACAAGTAAGCAGCCCGCCTGCAGGCTTTACAATTTTAGAGGTTAAAATAAACTGGGTTAAAGCCGTTAAACAGAAATATAATATATTCGGCGGCACGGGCGCATACAATGAATTTTTTAAACCATTTTGGGGATCTATTCAATTAGCCTTTGCGGACGCATCGCCCTACAAAAACCCCGATTTTACTTTTAACATAACTGAAACCTACACGCCCGACAACGCGAATGCCGTTAATTCTACGCCGATAATTTTAGAGCCAAAGTATTACAGCAGCTCTAGCAAATATGCCATCGGAAACATAGAGGCTTACAACTCAAGTAACCAGTGGGTAATTGCTGACGATTGGCGTGGTGGTTGGGATTCTGTGACACATGGCACGCCTACCGAAATGCTAGGCCAAGGCATTGCGGGATTGTACAAGGACTTTGTGCCATCAATACAGGGCACGTGGGCAGATGCAGGAACTTTGACGGCCATCAAATCACTCTACTTTGATAATTACAAATGGTTAATAAACGGCGCTGTTTATACTGCACGGTCCGAGCAATGGGCTGGCGAGTGGTTGGGATTAGTTCCAATATACACCGGGCTAACCTCATCAGGCGAAGGGCTTAAAGTTGGCACTGGTTTAAAGGATCGTGTTAATTACCAAGACGAGCAGATAGGAAGGCTAAACGATTCAGTACAGCGCACGCCTGCATTAGTTCTTAATTACCTGGTAAACGATGCCGATGGTGCGCCGGCAACTACACCAACGCTTAACACACGTTACGAGGTTATGGTGCATTTTGACAATGCAGCACAGCAGATGTCTTGGCACCTCCAAGAGCATAACGCCTCAGTGGTTTACACAGCAGGAACTCACACAATTACAAACGGGTACGAACTTATTTTGTGTAACTCTAGCGACGGCAACATAACTATAAACTTACCTAACGCCACACAGAGCAAGGGCAAAAAATACTACTTCATTAAGACGAACAGCGGCCATACTGTTACAATTAGCGGCAACGGTTACAACATCAACGGCTCAGGCACTACAACTGTAAGCAACCACTACGGAAGCAAGACAATTATAAGCGACGGGGCGCAGTGGTATATTATAGCCAGCGTTTAATTTGTTAACGACTTGCGTTTAATGTGTTTGTAAATTGCAAGCATTATGGCACAAGCAAGCGCAGACATTATAGCAGGCTCGCAGGGGTTTAAATACCACGCGGCTGCAACCGTTACCAGTGTAAGTTACGACGCGGTAGTCCCAACTGAGGACACCGTATTTACTAGCTTTACAGTTACTCAAGAAAATGGCACCGCCACCAATGTACTAAGTGCAAGGGGTATGAGCGGTATTACTTTTCAGCAGGGGGCATACTTACCAGCAGGCAAGGGCAACAAAATTACTGGCTTCATTATTAGCAGCGGCTCTGTAATCGGTTATTAAAAAATGCTAGTAACTCAAAACCTCGGAATTGGCACGCGAGGAACAGCTTATAAAGGGCAGGGCTGGGCTCTGGTCAAGTTGTATAAAGCGCGTGTAACTGCAGACGGTGGCTATTACGAAGGCATCGGCTGCTTACTTAGAAAACTTAACAACTTATAAAAATGAGCGACTTATTAAATCAGGCTAGTTTGGTAATGGTGCCCTCTGGCTATAAAGAGGACACGGTTTATAGTGTAGTGCCAAGCGACGGCTCTGGGGACTTGAGTTTCACCCGTGCATCCAACGGAACCCGTGTAAATAGTGCGGGATTGGTTGAGGTAGTGCCGTGGAATATGTTGCAGTATAGCGAGCAAATTGATAATGGGGTTTGGACAAAATTTAGCCCGACATCTGTAACCGCAGACACTACAACCGCGCCAAATGGAACAACAACCGCAGACACAATTTCAACAAGCGCAACCGCAGTAATACGACAAAGCGTTACATTGAATGCAAATGAAACTTATACTTATTCGATTTATGTAAAAAAAATAAGTTATGATTTTTTTGGATTTCAAAGTTTGATTAGTGGCACGGGTGTAAAATCAGTTTTTGATTTAAGCAATGGCACAGTAACAAGTCAAGGAAGCGGACACACCGCATCAATAGAAAGTGTAGGTAACGGGTGGTATAGATGTATTATAACTTTTAATGTTGGTTCAAGTGCTTCAAATATATTTGATTTAGCAGCGGATGGAGGAAGCGCAACATTAAGAACTTTTTACGCGTGGGGCGCACAAACCAATTTAGGTAGCACCGCCAAACCCTATTTCCCCACAACCGACCGCTTAAATGTTCCAAGATTAACTTATCAAAATGGCGGGGGCGGGTGTCCTAGTTTGTTGTTGGAGAAGCAGAGTACGAATTTGGTTTTTCCAAGCGAAGATTTTAGCCCTTGGAATACATATTTAGGTGCATCAATTTCTACAAATACAACAATTTCTCCCGATGGCACACAAAATGCAGACACTTTAAATTTTGCTACATCTAACCAATCGCAAGTTTTTTCAAATCAAGGGGATGCAACATTCACAGCCCACACAGTCAGTGTTTATGCCAAATCATCAGTAGGTAAAAAATTCAGAATCAAAATCGCAAACTCAACAACGGGAGGTGATGATTTTTCTAATGATTTTACAACTACAAGTGAATGGCAACGATTTACTTTTATATTGACAAGTGGGATTCAGCATATTGCAATTTGTAATGAATCAAGCGGGGGCAGTGGTACAATTCAAATTTGGGGCGCACAATTAGAAGCATCATCCTACCCCACATCCTACATAAACACAACATCAGCAAGTGCCACAAGGGTGGCGGATATTTGTAGCAAGACGGGGATAAGTAGTTTGATTGGGCAGACGAGCGGAGTAATTTTTTGTGATTTTAACTACATCGCAACAACTAACACAAGCGACACAACGCCCATTCGATTATTGGGTAGCGGTTCGGCAGGAATGTATTTAGAAATTAATTCAAATAATACTTTTGAAGTAGTGGTTGTTAATTCAGTAGGTACACTTGTTTTTAATTCTACAAGTTCAGCACAAATTGCGGGAAGGTATAAATTTGCGATTGCGTATAATGCAAACGATTACGCATTTTATTTGAATGGAACACAAATCGCAGTCGATACAAGTGGAGCGTTTGCATCGGCTTCTTTGGATTCGTTAAATTTAGGAATGTATCAGAGCGGTTCACAACTTTTAGACGGCTCAATAAACCAAGCCATCCTTTTCCCAACCCGCCTAACAAACGCAGAACTTGCATCACTCACAACCTTATGAAAACCTTTTTGAAATTCGAGTTCACCCCTACACAATGGGCAACCCTTCGCAAGTTAATAGAAACAACTACAACCACACCCGACGGGGCGAAAGTCCAAAGTTGGAAAGATTGCGCAGTAGTTGAAATTGGGTTTATTTGTTTAGAGTGGGGGCAAGTGGATGACAAACCCGTATGTACAAAGCAGTCCGACAAATGGGCGGTGGACATTCTGTTTTATTCAGAACCCCCCGCAAGTTTTGCCCCGTTTGAGGTATGGCCCGAACCGATGGGGATTCACACATTCAGCGGTGATGACAGCCTATATTTAAAAGGCTACTGCGCCAAGTTTCCAGAGTCGGATTATTGCAAACTTCCTGAGCCTATAACAAGTATTAAGTAATGACTACACCAAAAGTAAAACCCAATGCGCTACCTGTTAGCTTTGACCAATTTCGCAAGAATCCAATCGCTGCCGTTGCTTTTTGTATGCTGTTGGCTGTGTCTTATCTTTATGTTGACCTTCGCTCGGGCTACAAGGAGCAGATTGAAAAGAGCAACCAAAAGATTGATGCACTTGATTTGAAGATTGACCGACTAAGCTACGCCCTTAAAAAGTCCGACAGCGCCCTTGCTGCTGCTATTACCGAGATCCGTATAATGAATACAATGAGAAAACTATGAAACATTTTACTTTGATTTTTGCCGCCTCGTTATTTGTTGCTATTGTCGCAGTTCCACAGCCAAAGAGCAAAGCCGTGCCAGTGGATGAGGTAGACTTAATGCTACAAAAAATTAGCAGTCATTTGCAAGAGGCGTCTGTTGCAACTGCTCAGGCTCACGAAATGGGTGAGAAGATGGTAGAGGACAAGGTGGCGGAAAAAGAAGAGTTAAAGCAGGCGGTTGTAGCTGCTGAGGCTAAGGCCGAGGTTTACGCTGCGCGAATGGTTTACAGCGGAGTCGACACTACAATGCCAGCCAAAGGCGAGCCAATAGTTGACACGCTGAGTATAAACAATATGTTAAAACT